CATATCCTTCCATTACAAGCATTGGTTGTGATGCAACGTGCAAACTATGAATTAAATCAGCTTGTCTTTGAAAATGTGCAAGATTCAAATATGCAATATCAAGTAAAGGTGGTTTACTTACTAAATTCTCAGTTTTACCAGAATAAACAGTAACTAAAGGTATTTCTCCAAGAGAAAAACTACCAGATTCAACTTGCTGATAATCTTTATCTGCTGATCCCATCTCAAAATTTCCCGTCACACTATTATCAGAAACATCATACATTTCTTCAATCTGCTCTTTCTTACGAAAAATTCTATACCGACCAGGTTCTATTACTCTTATCTGGTCATAAACCTTTTCTCCAAAATCTCCATCAGGTAATACAGCCTTTTCTGCAATTCGAGCTTGTATTAAATTTCCATAATTTGATTCTCTATCCAATCTCCAACCATAAAGATTTGTGGGGTCTACTTCAATCCAGTAAGGTCTACGATTTTGCTCTCTTTCCTCTGCAAGACTTAATGCTCCAGATGGTGCAGGATAATCTACAAGAATATGACTTTGACCATAAGTAAGAGAACACATCAATATTCTTCTGGCATACTCATCTAAATCTGATTTACAACCATCAACATCCATCTTAAACATTTCTGTCCAATAGGGATCTCCTGTTAATGTTATTGGTTTTCTTAATACAAGACCTGTAGCTGCTCTTATTAATCTTTGTGTAAAAGGACTAAATACAGCACGATTTACTCTAGCCAAATAAGCATCAAAATCTTCTCTTGGTTCTAATGGCAAAAATGCTTCGCTATTTTCTCGTAGATATTCAGTACCTTCTGTAACAGCTTTCATTATTTCCCACCCTTTCATCATATCTAAAACAGCCCTTGTTCTAGTAAAAGGACTATCAATACCACCTACAGAAGTAGATGAAACGATATTGGTTCTAATTGGACCAGGAACAGCATAAGTCATTTCAACACCTCCATCGTTTTAAAGCTAACGCTTTTCTTGTAGGTCTGCCTTTTTTATCTTTTAATGGCCCTGGCATCCCAGACATACGGGCACAAAATGATTTTCTTCTCGCTGCTCTTTTACCAGTTGGATTTTTTTCAGTAACAGGTGCTTGTAAATTACTACCCGTAGCTCTATTATATTTTGCTCGTCCTTTAGCAGTCAGTCCACCTCTCTTAGACTTTTCGCCTCTTCCTACAGATAAACTGACTCCTTTCTTGCGTGGCATTATTTTCCCACCTTCTTCATTGTCATTTTATGAGCTTCAGTAAAAGTTTTACCCTTTAACATCAAGTTTTTCATCTCTTCCATATGTTTTCTGGTATGAGTACCCTTCTTTTTATGCCTAGCTAAAGCATCTTTCTGTCTTTGAGTTAGAGTTTTCATTTCTTCTTCCTCTTTTTCTTTTTTGCATTAAGTTTTTTAAGATCAGCAGCCGTAATCTTATCCCGTGGTGGAGCAACCGCAGCAAGTTTACGTTGTTTGCCCGAATAAGATCCTTTAGGCATCAGACAGCAGAAGTTATATCGCCAGTTGTCTGGAAACTGACAGATACAGTAGAAATGTCTCCGACAGTAGAACTAAATGAAGTTCCTGTAATAATTCCGTTAAAACTTAGTTTTTTACCACCTGATGTATCTAGGAAAAGGTTAAATGAAGCATCGCCAGCATCTTCAGATGTCAGAACATCATTAATTATTTCAGAAGTATCATCTCCAGATGTAGCTGTGTAAAGAAGATCAACAGTACCAGAGCCCGACTTCAAAGAACCTACATACTTTCTGGAGGTATCTCCATGAGCAGTGCACTCTAATGTGTCTTTTGTTACGTCTAGTGTCCAAGCTGTTGTAGAAGCTATAGCTCCAACTGATCCAGTTCCGTTATCAAATGCAACAGAGCCTTCTTCGCCACGAAAAAATGCCATGATTCTAAGAAAAATTTACTTATAACAATATATTACCTTGAAACTGCGTTTTTTACAGTTATTTTTTCTTCTTTTTACGTCTATGTTGATAAGTTATCTTTTTACTACCAGTTTTTTCACGTTTAAATCTAGCTTTTTCACTTGCTGTCATCTCTCCAACAGTCTTAGGTGTCTTACTTGAGACACGATTTTTAGGTCGGCAAGCTGGATAACTTCGTTTTTCTCCTTTTGAACGACCACAAGGCTTACCAGTTTTGACATCTACCCAATTTTCTTTGAACCAACGGGTTAGACCACCACTACTTTTTGCCACGTTTTTTCTCCACTCGATAAGTGCCACCACGTTTTTTGTACTCTCGTACAAGCCATGCGTTAGCGTAAGCAGAAGGGTAAACTTTGAATTTACGTTTAGCTTCTGATTTCACTCTGGAGTATAACGCTTTATTTACAGGTACATTCATGTCTCTTTTTACCTCCCTTTTTCTTCTTTTTCTTTTTCTTTGGGGTCATTGAGCCGTAAGCCATAAATAAAGAAGTCTCTTAATATATTCTAAACGAAGTTTGGCCCAGTGTCTCTGGTTTTGCAAGATTGAATTGTTGTAAACAAAGATACCCAAAAGCGTCAAATGCGTGGTCAACTCCTAAGTTTTTATTGGGCATACCTGTATTTGGGGCGTAAGTTAGAGTTCTAAGCGATTTTATAAGTTCTTTGCAGCGTGGGTGGATCAGAGTTCGTCTTTCTCCTGCTGCATCAAATAATGCTGTATTTACGGATGTTACTTTGTCACGGATTTTCCAGGGGGATTTAGGAGAAGATACCGTGAATCCACTTCTGCGTAGGATAGTGTGATCCGTTGAACCCACTCCTGATGTTTTTCTGGCAGCACCAGTGGGGTCGGGACAAGCTACTACTCTGCGTTCCACGCCATATCGGTTAGTTACTTCTTCTGCAAAATCCCAGGTTGTTGCCCCACCCGTCATAATTATTTCGTCAAAGACGTATAGGTATTCTCGGTAGCGGACAGCACAGATTCCGCAGAGTGGATCTACGTTAAAATCGACCCCTAATAAGAGTGGGGCGATGGATATGTCCTCCGCTTCGGTGGAAATGTTGGAATCTGAAAATGAGACTGCAACGAGACCAGTGAGATTCTCGAAACTTGCCTCGAACTCCTGCTTGAAAGTTCTGTTATCTAACTGAGCCCTTGCTGCTTCGACTTCTTCTTTTGGGACGTTACCCCCGTCTATTGTTGTGAAGCTCCAGCGTTTCCAATCTCCTGATGTATCTTCTGGAACGTAACACCATAAATCGTAGAACCATGATGCCGTGCCATCGGGTGTGGATATGAAAAGTGCCCAACCTTGCTTATCTGCGAGGGCTGGTCGAATAACTTGGAACCAGACATCGGAATCCATGAAGGCTGCTTCGTCAAGTACTACTCCAGCGAGGCTTCGGCCACGCAGGGTTGTTGCGTTTTCTGTGCCTTTGAGTTCGATTAGCGATCCATTGATTAGTTCAATTTTGAGATCGGTTTCGTTTTTAGATTGGATCCATTCTCGTGGGATAAGTTTCTTTATTTCTTTCCAGGCTATGTCTTTTGCCATGCGATAGGTTGGGGCACAGTAGAAGTATGTTTCGCCTGGGCGGTTTATTGCTGCTTTCAGTAGTTCAATGCAGGATAAATAGGATTTTCCGAATCTTCTGCCAGCCACGAGGACTCTGAATCTTTCTTTTGCGTTGAACACCTCCCCCTGTGCCCATCGGAGGGAGAGATTTTCGGCTGTTTTTGTACTCATGTAATAAAGAATAGCTTAAATATGAACAAATTTCCGTGTTTTAGTCGACTAAACGGTATTTTTAGGGTTATCATTCAAGTATTAGTATTTATTTAGTCCGTGGCTCAAGCATACTATCGACCAGATGTAGACAGTCCAAATGCACCTATGGGTGGCAAGGTCTGTGGAAAGCGAAATCCAGATGTAGTTATTGAGGCGAGAAGGCAGAGATTGTATAATCGTCAGCTTGAAGGCTTAACAACTAGGCAATTAGTTCACGATCATGCAGGTAAGGAAAACATTGGGGTGGAGACAGCGTGGAGAGATTGGAGACAGGTAAAAGAATGGAACGATGAAGATTGGGAGAAAGATAGAGAGAAGATGATCTCACGACTCCAGGGGATGAGAATGAGGCTTTTCAACAAAGCAATGAAGAGAGGCCAGCTTCAGACTGCTGCTCAGATATTGGATTCGTTAGGGAAGGTTCTTGGAGAAAGCGAAGAGACAATTAATCTAAACACTCCAACATTATCTATTAGTGTAGAAGGAAAGAAAAAGTAGTCTTAATTTGTAGATTTATCAGTAGGTTCAGGGGTAATAAATTTATAAAAAATTTTTTTGCTACACTGCCCCGTGCGTGTGGTGGTCTGTATGTGCAGTAGCTAGTAAAATAAATAAGCAATAAAAAAGCCCGCGTGATTTTGCGGGCGTGGTATATTGTGCGGCTGCTTAGATTATCCTACAAATTTTTTATAACAAAAATCATTATTAATCGTAGGGTCTTTTAGACATTCTTTTAATTGCGGGCTGTTGGTGTAGTGGCTAGCTAGTAAAAAACCAGCAATAAAAAATACCATAGCGTAAAAACACTTATTAAAAATAATCGGGGCGGCTTTGGTTCTGGGGTGGTTGCGTTCCATAGTGGTTCGGGTGTTACAGAGTGGGTATGACGTGAGAGAGTAAAAACTAATCATTAAAAGATTTATCCTTTAAATATTCTTTTGTATTATCTACCATTTGATTTATTAATTCCACGGTGCAACAACTACCAAACTTTTTGAGTTCTTCTTCTGTTAGTTGTTCTTGAATTTGATCGTGTGGTAACTTCCAATGGTATTTGGTATATTCATTTTTTAAAGAGTTTGTTAGTTCTCCAACTTTTTCAATTTGGTGTCTTTCGCTTTCTATCTCATCTATTAATAATCTATATCTAGATTGAATATTAGGCCTGAACTTTTTACTCCACGGTTCATAACTTTTATAAACTCTTTTAAGTTCATCTTCAAACTGTAATAGTCTTGAGTATTCATTATCAACTAAATGATTTAATAAATTAAAATCATCTTTATCTAAATTATTTTTAATTGAATTTAGTTGGTCATTATCAAATGATAAATTTTTATCTTTGATGTTTGCTTTTGAATTTGATCTGTCCATAATTTTATAAAGATTTTTTGAATAAGAAATAAGTTTGATAAAGTTGTATTGCGGTTTGGTGTTTTCCTTCACTTGTTGACTTAATAATTAAATCTTTTATTTTAGATTTAAATTTTTGTTTAGGTGTTTTCATTGCATTAGTTCCTGAAGTAGTTTTATTTAGTCATCACTTGGGAACATAATACAAGTATTGTTATAATCTGCTTTTGTCCATTGTTTCAAATCCATTTGATTTTCCTTTAATCCATAACCTACGCATTTAATCATAATTTTTCGACCTGTGCTTAATGTGTACCAGCCATATAAAATACCGCCATTTTCAGAATCAATCACTTGTTTGCATAATTGTTGGTTATCTCTTCCGCCATTAAAAATACCTTTAAAAAAATGTTGTTCTAGATAATTAAAAACCTCATTAACTATTTCGGGGTTTTTATCCATATAAAAAGTTAATGGACTGGAAATCGTTAAAAATCCGAAATTTTCTTCAGGTAGGTTTGTTTGATTTGGTTGTGTTGTTGTGGTCATTGGTTTTAGTTCCTTTTTAAATTAGGGTTGTTTAAAATAGGCTATTGCCTAAGTCTATTATACCGTAATTTTACCTATAAGCTAATATTGTATTATCCTTTTTAGACACTGTTTTTTATGTGAGATTAGTAAGAATTGACTGCTAAAAACCTAGTATTTGCAATAGTTCTTAAGTCTAGATTTAATAATCCTATAATTTTAATTGTAGTAATGTAGTAATAGTCATTAAAAATTTAAAATCATTTAATTTTTATTTGTTTTATTTTAGACTCAAAGTAAGATCATTTTATAAATTTGCATAAAAAAAGATCAGGTTTTCGAGTTCCTGATCTAGTTTTATTAGATGTAAGCTTATGTATTTATAAAGCTAAACATAACTCTTTAGATTTATCTATTATATTTGAGTTTTTACCATAATAATTTTGTTCCATTCTTATTCTCGCTCTCTCGGATTCCGAGTTTATATTACTAGCTCCCATTTGATGAGAATAGTAATAATTAATTCCATTGTGTAAGCTGTAAGCTGTTCTCCCGTTTTGTTCAAATTCTTTTTCTAAATTTTCTTTAATTTGCTTAACCTCAACAAGATCTAGATATGTTTTTTCTCTTGTTAACTTTAAAACTCTATCGGTGCAAACTTTCTTATTTTTCCATTTTTCATAGAATAAATTTTCTAGTACTTGTTTAATTTGTTCTTCTCTTATTTCTTTGCGTACCATATATTTATAATCCTCAATTGATTTTGTAAACTCTCCTTTTTTAAAATCAATAATTCTATTTATGTTTTTTACATTTTCATTAATAGATTTTGTATGTTTAAAAACTAAAGGATTTGACTGTTTTAATTTATTCATTTGATTAAAACAGAACATCCTGAAGTGAATAAATGATATGTGACAAGATACTGAACTATCATGACTTGAAACAATAGCAAGCCTTAATTTATGTGGGTCATCTTTTTGTACATCTTGTACTGCGTCATCAATACCAAGATTTAAAACAAATCTTTTATTGTCTACATTCATTATTGATTCTATTGTTGTTTTTCCTCTTACCTCCTGAATTACTTTTTTAATACTGTCTAGTTGCAATGTTGTATACTGCATCTTAGGAATATTAAGAAGTTGATCCTTTTTGTCGTGACATATTGCTTGGTAGTCATTTATTTTTATTAGTTCTCCTTTTTCATTTTTAAAAAATAAATCTCTCCTTACTGCATCAAAATCTAACTCATTTTCTTTCCATATAATGTCTAAATCTTTTTTAAAAGAATCGTCAATAAATTTTGATCCTTTAAAAATAGTTTCATTACTAGAATTTTGATATCCTAGTTTTTCCGCGTTTAGTTGATTCTCTAAATTTTTTGAGAATTGATTATTAGAAATACTTAATGTATTTTCTAGTTGATTTTTGAAATTTTCAATTTGATTTTCCATTTTGTTTTTAATATGGGTGTTTAAAAATGACACTAATATGGTGTCTTGCATATTCTAATTTAATATTCTATTAATAGCAATATTTAATATTTAAGTAATAATAAAATTAATATCTTGTTAGGTATTTTTACTCATAGTATCCAGTACGTTTTCTGTCTGTGGAAAACTCGCACTGTCCTGTGGAAAACTTTTTTCCCAAAATTTCCAGGAAAAATTTTTTCATACTATATAGTGTTCATCTACATTTTTTGAAGTCAGGCAGTGAAAATCAACAAAAAATTATAATAAATACTGTACTATGAATGGCGATTTTTGAATGGTTTTTTAAACATACGACCCACTATGAATGGCAAATTCTCAGAATTATCAGTGAGAATTAATAAATGAGAATTGACTATTTACAACATACTACAATAGTACTATAATAGAGTTGTTCACTAAACCACCTAAATTTATGGGCTTAGATATGTACCTTTACGGTACAAAAACATTCTCTGCTTTACAAGAAAATAAGGAGAGAAAATTTGCTAACGATCCAGCGTACGTTAGAACTTTTGAGTACACTAGCTTACTCAATAACCACAACTTAAATGAACTCCCAGTAGATGACACAACTCCATGGGCTTCATACACTATAAAATTACCCCTAGCTTACTGGCGAAAAGCGAACCACATACATGGGTGGTTTGTTAAAAACGTACAGGGTGGTAAGGATAACTGTGAGGAATATTCAGTATCAAGAAAACAACTTGACCTACTAAATACAGCAGCTACGGCAACACTCGCAGCACCTAGCAGGGCTAAGGACTACTTACCTCCTACGGAAGGAAGTTTTTTCGGTACATACGATTATGATAATGATTATTTTACCGAGCTACAGAGTACAGCACAAATGACCCGATCCATATTGGATTTACCTACAGGAAACTACGGCGACTTCGCTGATTTTGACGACATTATCTACTACTCAAGTTGGTAATGGACAAACATCAAATATATACCGCACTGGACAACATGGATATGTTCGGGGGAAGTTTTGTCGCTTCCCTCGCTCATTGCTATTCCTTAGCCGATCCAGATAATCAAAACATACTGTATAACGCGTTTGAATCCACTTTTATTAAATACGCTAATTTTAACAATGAAAATTAAACCTTACTATATTCTACTCAAGTGGAATATGAAGCATCCTGAAAATAGGTATCGTACCAACTTGTACGAAATATGGAAGGAGTATGATGACACTTACTTGTTTGATAGTATCCTGTACTCGGTAATTGAATTTTATGACTCTCTTGGCGAAGCTAGAGAACATAAAAGGAGGTTATTGAATGGATAAAGAGACTGCTGAAGATTTTATCTATAAGACGCTAGTAGAGAATGAAAAGAAAACCGATCCAAAAGATAAACTATCTCGAAAAGATATAGTTGAAATTCTTACGGAGGATCATGGTATTCCAGTGGCTACTGCGTATAGATACTATAAGGATCAGTTG